TTTAGTATTTTTTCCATATACTTTTTAAGTTTATTTTCATCTTTATTCATACGAATATACTTATCAAGTACATTATCCATCAGCATTACATGACGTTGTAACATCTGTAATTCCATAGCTATAGATTTTATACCTCTAAGTAAATCATTCTTAGTAAGATTCTTTTTACTTTTCATCCCTGTCCTCTACTCCTTTTCTTATAGTATTTTGGACTTAACTTATTTCCAAACTTAGTATTTTTACTTTGACCCTGACGAGTCTTCTTTTTTCCATTGGTTCTTCTACTTTGTATTGCTACGCCTTTCATCTATATTAGTTCTCCCAACATTTTATACTTGTTCTATCAAATTCCATTGTTACCCAACCCGTACGTTGAATACCATAGAAACTATAACGTGCATAATCTGCATATCTAAGAAAAGAACCACCTCGTATAAACCATTTACGTTTTAAGGTTTCTTCTCCACTATCATCAATAGTTAACGAATCCATCGGCTTAGAATACAATTGATGATTATGTCCTAGAAAATATACATCTCCATCACTATAGACTGAAGCCATTTGGTTTAATTCCATGTCTCCGTTTTTTGCTCCACTCTTTCCGTGACCACTTACTAAAAACCAATCTTTATCACCAATTGATATTTTAGAGTAACCAGGTAACCTAAAGTATGGAACATCCATTTCGCTTGCAAGTGTCTTACAAACATCAAAATCAAGGATATTAAAACTCCTTAGATAGTCATGATTCCCGCCTCGTATAAATAAACACTTGTCTTGTATGGGTTGAACAAGCTTCAAGAACGAAAGATATTGTTCTTCTGGGGGACTAGATTGTCCTCGCTGATTTATCTTATAATTAGGGGGAATCAATTCTATCATATCTCCATTCCCAAACCATCGTGCATTTGGGTCTTCATAGATAATCTTTATTGCTTCCTGAAATTTCTTCAAGTCAAATTCTACTGCTCCTACGTGTATATCGGTTAATCCATGAATGCGTAATTTCTCATCACTCTTTACATGGAATAACTTCCCAGGCTCTATATTCATCTTATCGTATTCTTTTACATTCGATGGAATAGGGATAGAAAACCACTTCCCGCAACTCTTACAGCTAAACTGCTGCTTTAATGTCTCTTTATTTCGTTTCTTACCTTCTTTTTTAGTAAGCATACTACTACAATGTGGACAAACCATTAATCCTCCTTAGTTGTTTCTGTTAGAATCTTTCGTTGGGCTCCCTCTATTTCATCAGGACTAAACCCTTGGAACATTCCTACAATACCAGTTTCTATTTTTTTAACTCCGCCTAGTGTACCAATAGCTTTCCCTAATTCCTTTAGAGATTGCAATGATACATTTTGGTCTTCACTTGTATCCGCTAGTTGTTTTAAAGAACCTAGTATATACGCATGGTCTATACCTAGCTCTTTGGCTACATCTTTAGATGTTTTTTCTATCTCAGTCATAACTCTCCTTTGTTTGAGAAGTACTACAGCTTTTTTTCTAGCCGTACCACGATTTGCTTCTGAAAATGCTTTCATATATGCACCTACTGCGTCTTTTCCTACTGCCACGCTGGTGGCAAAAATTTTTTCCCTGTTTGTACAATTGGTACGTTCCTTCACCCTTTGATTAGTATTCTTGATTTTGGTGCTAAATGTGTAGCGATTAGGGTGTTTCTGAAAGTTGGTGTCCATGTATGTTTTGTCAGCATTGATAAATGTTCCAACTATTGTTCTTACATACCCCTTAGATTGTTTATAATTTTTAGAATCTTTAGGATGACTAAGTTTATCAGATACCTTTAGTAGCTGAACAACTTTCTTATCGTCACTCAAAACCCAATCTCCTTCTTTTCCATCTCTCCATTCGGAGTGAAGTATCCCTTTGGGATGGTGCGTTTTAAATTCTTTTTCATTATCGTACACACAATGAATTTTATTTTTTATTTTTTTACTTTCCAATTTTACTTAATTGTTTATGTAACGATTCAATTAAAAACATGACTTCTTCATGTACCCAATACTTTGTTCCATTGATTTCAATAGGTATCGTGCTGGTTCCTTCTTTAGCATCGGCTTCATCTTCTATTAGCTGCATCACTTCATCTTCATCGTCTATCTTATCAGATAATAGGCGTTCAAGCTTCACTAGCTTCTCAATTTGACCCAAGATGCGTTCCTGGTCCTCTTGAGGAAGCCTACTTAACCAATTAATTGTTGTTCCCATACATTTTTTCCTTGACAAACATTAATAAACACTTTATCTTAGGTAGCTACTAGCATCTACTTATAGATACTATATATCTACTTAGATTTCTTTTTCTTTGCTTCTTTCTTTTTCTTTAAATCTTGGGCAGCTACTAATGCTTTTTCTTTTTCTGCTTCTATATGTGCTATGGCATCTTCCAGTATCTTCTGATTTAATTCAGATTTTGCTCTTTCAGCTCTTGCTACACCTGTTAATGCGTCTCCACCGCCTAAGTCTTTACTCGTAATAGTCATAATTATCTCCTTTAAGATATTAGTATAACCTAATATAAGCATATACCCATGTTATTTGCAACAAAAATTTATAGCATTTTGAAGTAGACCAACCTAGAGGGGGGTACCCCCTTGAATTGGGGAATCGTAATGAATAAAAAAATAACACTATCTAATTTAGGTGGCCATAATGTCTAATAAGTTTAGTACTGATGCAGTACAGAACTTAGTCAAGATGTTATCTGCTCCTAAAGCTGTTGTTAGTAACCCTGTTGTCGCAGAAGTAGAACATACTCCTAAGGCAGTAGACCCTATCACCCTTGCAATATGCAGGGAGGATTACTCAATGACTATCGCTGGCCTTCGTAAGAAAGCTAACAAAGGTACATTGTGGGGTGGTGAGAAGAACAAAGAGTTTTCTGGTTTACACAGAAGATTTGTTCAAAGAGGTTTAATACCTGAAGACCACACAGAAGACAATGCGAATGCTCGTAATGACTTCTCCCAAGCTATGCCTGGTGGAATTGTGGATGATACACTAAATGCAGCTATGGCTGAAGCAATTGTAGAATTAGCTTCTAACATGACTGGTTTAGCTTCAAGCATTAAGACTCTCTCATCTAAGAAGAAATGACACAAATTAGATAATTACCAAAGACCTGAGGTTCTGAAGTAACCTGGAAACAGAAAGGGTTCCCTGCCAAGCGAGCCCTATCTTCATTTTTACTACTACCTATCTACCTATCTATTCTGTTAAACTGGCTTAAACGTCATATACAGTATAGTACTGGAGTAAATAGATAGATACATAGATATACCCTATTATATATACAAATATGTGTATAACATGGGGATAAACTAGACAATGCATATTGCTTTCATAAATATAGATGAAGGAGGTGATATGTATGAGGTATCTAAATATACCTTATGGTCCTATCTTAGAAGATGAGAATGGGAGATATATTACTATTAGTGATACTGGTAAAAAGGTAAAACTATATAGTACTACAGCTCTTATTGTCTATCTTATAAAGTGGACTAATAGAAGAGACTAAGTGTTTCTTCACGTAGCCTTTCTTAATTGAGAGGCTATAAACAAATAACTGATAATAGTCAGCAACAGCTAAAAATGTTGATACGTTTAGACAATACTACGGTAGTTATCTTAGTCAGTAAAGAGAGAGAAAGTATGTTGATGATGCTATATTGCATTAAGATTTAGTGTAGCCATTAGAATAAAATAGATAAATATAACAGAAAAGAGGTATTAAATGAATACAGCATTATTAGTATTAGTAGTAGTTATTACAGCATTGTTAGCGTATAACATTGGTGCGTATTATGGTGAAAAGATTGGAGTTAGTATTGGTATAAATACATCTGATTGGAATAGATTTAGAGAAGAGCGTGAAATATGTGATTTAAAGTGGAAAAGTGGGTATAAATGTAATTGTCCTAGTGAAGATGCTAAGATAGTTTGTAATCACTACGATTGGAACTTTAAAGACTCAACTATAACTGGTTGGCATTAATGGGTCAACTATTAAAATATAACAGCTACGAATTAAGAGATATTAAGATAGGAGAATATATAGACTCATATAGACTAGTTAAAGGTATAAGACCTAGTTTATTAGCATTATCACGTATATCTGAATTAACGATTAAAGAGATAGATGCAAGAATTGCAGAATTAAAAGAATTTGAGGTTAGCATATAGAAGAGGTAAGCTATTAAATAATACCTGTGCTCTACTGGGATGCCAGTATCAAACGAGATTATAAACAAAGCCTCAAAAGATTTAATTGAGGGGGACAGTTACCTAAGATTATACCTCTTTAGTCCCTCTTGATTTATTAAAAGATTTGGCACACTGAGCCATTAATCAGTCGGCAGCATATTGTCGTTAAATAAACTTGGAAACAAGGATAAAGTGTAATAGGCGAATGTAAAGACCTATTTATGCGGTATATAGTGTATAATTTCGATGTACTCAAGTATGCAATTAGAATACGTATGGAACATTTGGAAAGTCCTTTTAGGCACCCAGATGATTAAATACATCAGTGCAAAGCAACATTGATTGAGCTAGTAATAGCAATAGGAATAATCTATAGGATATGACATAAAGGTGTAGGAGCCTGGTTGTTGTATTTAGTCAGTTAATCACAGTCTTATTTAAAAAGTAAGATTATAATAGTGTAAGCTAAGACCATTTAAACCACTTCCTAAGTGGAGGATAGAGATATGTCTAGTTGATATACTACTCAAAAGGTAGTAACAACTTAATTTACAGGCGCATATTTCATATTGCCATCGTACTGGAAAAACGTGTGAAATCCACGGTAATCAGAGATGGATAACTTAATTTATTATTTTATCCAATAAACAAACGAAAAGAGTCCTTAAACTTTTGAGAGCATAGAGCCCTCGAGCATCTTTGCAATAGAAGATGTCTAGTTGACCTCAAGTCGCTAGGAATTCCGAAAGATTATTCATTGTGAGGCATCATAGTAATAGTTTATTAGGGGTTGAAATAACTCAAAAGAAAGAGTGATAGGCGTAACCTATTGGGTTTGTTAATATACTTGGTGAATAAAAGCTAAGTGGATATAGTTTCTAGGACGTAAGGGAACTTAAAGTATTAACATATACATTCATAGTCTCAGAATGTATGTAAAATTTAAGCATAGTAAGAGTCTATTACATAAGAAGAGTATACTAGATGGATAGGTTCTTTACTATCAACACAAAAAGAGGTAAAAAGATGAAACAGAGTAAAAAACATAGAAAAGACTTAATAAAATTTAGAGCTAAATATAAGTATATTAGAGAAGCTATATTATTAGTTACTTGGTATGAAGAGTATAAAGCAGCAGATGTAAAAAAGAGTAAGATTAAACAGATAAGAGAAAGATATATTTTAAGAAGCAAATACAATAGATTTAGTCCTGATATGTTAAAATGCTTTAGTCATGGTAGTGGAACAAAAGATTCAGATATTAATCATGAAGTAGTTCATAATTATAAGAATCATATTAAATGGTTAGAAGCTAATGACTTTAGATGTAGAACAGTATTAAAGAAAAAGAGTAAAGTAAGATTTAATCATAGCAATAAGAAATATATTAACCTTAAAAAGAAAGAAGAAGAAGATGAGAAGAGAATTAAGTTATGAAGAACTAAGAACTAATGGTTATAGTATGCAGCCAATGGAAGACGATAAAGATGTATGGAAAAGACAAGAATATTCAGAAGTACAAGATGATAGAGAACTAAGTCCTAGAGCAGGTGCTATTGTATCAGCATTAGGTAATTACAGAAGAACACATCCTATAGTTAATTTTCAATATAAAATTGGATTATTTATAAAGAGATTAAGATATATTATAAGTTTGTTTAATAGACAAGATTGGAGTAAGTAGTATGGAATATATAGTATTAATAGTATTGATAGCGTTAATAGCAGTCAACTGGAAAAAAGGTATGGATTGCATAGATAGAATAGGAGAAGGTAAATGATAACATTTAAAACGGATACAAAGACTAATAAGATACTAAGACATCTTAAAAGCCACAAGAGCCTGACAAGTATGGAAGCATTTGAGTTATATCGTGCGACTAGGCTAAGTGCAATAATATTTAGACTTAGAGAAGAAGGTTTTGACATAGATATGAAAAGAATACAACACGCTGAAGCAAACTTTGGTAAGTATACTATGCCAGACAATGATAACAATCGTAAGATGATTTATGAGTATAGAAGATTCTTATAAACCTGAATACTTATTGTTATTAACGGATAAAATATGTATATTCTAGGAGGAGGAATCATGATAGATATTCAAAAAATATATAACGACTACCTAGAGCAAAAACAAGTTGAAAACCGAGAAAAATACAAAGATGTAAAAGGTTGGTTCTCAGCTTCAAGTGCTGGTAGTTGTTTTCGTAAGCAATTACATAGAACACAAGATTTAGAAGTAGGTCCAAGAGATATTAAAAGTAATCGTTTATTAAGGTTAGGAACTTTAGTACACGCAGACTTTGAGAAATCATTGGATAAGTATAAAGATGATAAACTAGAAGTAGTTACAGAACATCGTATAAAGATGCCTGAGCTTAATGTAGTAGGTCATCTGGATGTAGGAGTTATAGATAAGGAAACAGACAAGATACACGTCTACGATATTAAGACAGCAGGAGCTTGGAAGTGGAGAATGAAGTTTGGTAGAAATCCAGATAAGAATCCTAGTATTAATTATGAGTTACAGTTAGCCACATATGGAATGGGCTTAGGTACAGAATATGATATACATGATGTTAGTTTGTCTATACAATGGTATAATAAAGATAATTCAATGATGAGAGAAGAACCTATTTCTAATCTTTACATGGATGAAGCTTTTGATTACTGGACACAATTGAATGAACTAAAAGATGAAATCGAAAAGCCTGAAGAGTTAATACCAGGCAAACATGAGAATGTTCCTATCTATAATTGGGAATGTAAATATTGTGAATTTCAGGGTAAATATTGTCCTGGTCTTTATAGTGTTTAATAACTGAAAGAGAGTATTATTATGCGGCAATAACTAACAGGCACTTTGCAACAATTGTGTTATAGTAATTTATTACAATAAAGTTCTTAAAATACTTTATTAATACATAGCAAAGATAATATGAGAAAGCCCTGAATCTCAATAGTCCTGGTATTTTATAGGTTCGCAACCTCAGGCAATGAATCAAATTAATAAGGAGGTAATACAGATGAGTGAAGTAATAAAACAAGTTAAAACAGAAGACGGATGGATTAATATAGATGAGATACAATGTGTTCACTGTGAAAATTTATTTATGTCTAATACAGATGCTGAATGGATGAGTAGAACACTTGATGGTGATGGATTTTTCTGCGATTTTGAAGGTTGTCACTATGACGAACTAAGAAATAATGTAGACGAAGTTATATCATCAGAAGACGAATTTAGAAATGTAGATGAAAAAGGAGAAGTAATAAATGAAGTGTAGTATATGTAAAGAAGAAAAACTAGA